TATAACACCTATCACAACCAATGCAGATCTAACATTGAGTGCCAATGGCACAGGAAATATCATTGTAGGTGCTATTAAAGTGAATGGTACTACCATCAGTTCAGATGACTCGACAAAAATATCAATAGCGGAAGCGGTTGATGTAAATGGAAATTTAAAAGTAACAGGCGCACAGATAGACTTCACAGCACTTCCAACTTCTGACCCAGGGGTTGTAGGAAGACTATACCGAGACGGTGCTACGGTCAAAGTAAGCGTCTAATAGAAGGTGAGCGTTTTGGATGGCACAACAAACAATTAACATTGGAGCATTGGCTGACGATGGCACGGGCGATACTATCAGGAGAGCCGGTGTCAAGATCAATGAAAATTTCACAGAAGTTTATGCACTTCCGGCACATGTTGGTGATATAAAATTCAGAGGAAATAACATTACATCGGAATCTTCAAATGCGGACATCGTTCTGTCACCTTCGGGCACAGGAAACGTGGTGTTCCCCGCCCTTACTTTCGAAGACAACAACATTAAACTGACCAGATCAAACGATGACCTAAAAATTACACCCAATGGAACGGGCAGGGTGACCATAGCCGGACTTGCTTTCGGTGGAACAACCATAAGTTCGCCAGATTCAACAAGCGTTAACATAAATGAAAATTTAATAGTAGACGGATCCGGTACCTTTGGTGGTACGTTCGCATTCAGTGGTGCCCAAACATTCGCCTCAGGATCAAGTTACGGAACACTTACATTCGCAGATGGATCCATAACTGATTCAACAGGTTCCATTAGTTTTGGCAATGAGAATCTGACAACAACAGGAACACTGTCAGCCGGGACTGGATCAAGCCTTGGCAATATCACATTCGCAAATGGCTCTATAACAGATTCAAGTGGTGCAATAGCATTTGGCAATGAAAACCTTTCCACAACAGGAACAATAACAGCCGGCTCTGGTTCCACTTTTGGTAACCTAACACTGGCAAATGGTTCCATCACAGATTCATCAGGTGCCATAAGTTTTGGTAACGAGAACCTGACAACCACTGCAACATCCATTGCGATCAACAGCACACTTACTGTAGCCAACGGATCCATAACTGATTCATCAGGTGCCATCAGTTTCGGCAACGAGAACGTCACGACAACCGGTACAATAGCCAGGGCAACAGGATCTACCATTGGTAATCTAACATTGGCCAATGGATCAATAACGGATTCATCAGGTGCCATAAGTTTTGGTGATGAGAACCTGACAACGACTTCAACATCCATTGCCATCAACAATACATTGACAGTGGCCAATGGATCCATAACAGATTCATCAGGTGCCATAAGTTTTGGCAATGAAAACGTAACCACGACAGGCACAATAGCCAGGGCAACAGGTTCCACTATAGGTAATCTAACGCTGGCCAATGGATCCATAACGGATTCGTCTGGTACCATAAGTTTCGGCAATGAGAACCTGACAACATCGGCCTCAAGCATGGCAATCGGTAGCTCACTGTATGCCGGCAGTGGTTCTATCACGGACACAACAGGTGCCATCAGTTTCGGCAATGATAATCTAACCACAACCGGTACTTTGGACGTCAGTGGGTTGACCACATTCGGCAGTATGGCAACAGTGTCCGGAGTGACATCTTTCGCGGCCTCGACAACAGTAGACAACCTCACATTCAATGACAATATAATTTCAACCAGTTCAAATGCGGATCTAGTGCTGACTCCTGGTGGAACAGGGATCGTCAACGTGAGTAATCTTACCATAGACTCCAGCATTGACCTAAAAGACAACGTGATCAAGGTCACAAGGTCCAATGATAATCTTGTGTTGAATGGGAATGGTTCCGGAAATGTGGAGATCATAACCGGACTTACCACAGCCGCCGTAACCACAACAGGCAACGTTGGTATCACAGGTGCCAAAACAATAACCGGACAACTAGACGTTGAAGGAATACAAATTAAAGACAACAAGATATCAACAGACGAGTCCAACTCAAACCTTGAGCTATCAGGCAATGGAAGCGGAAACCCTGTTGTTGACAAAGTCGAAATAACTAACACCACGATAGACAATATCGTGATAGGCGCAACTACCCCAGCGGCGGGAACGTTCACTTCATTTCCATCATTTACGAATACTTCGTTCGATGCGGCCGGTGTCAGGATCACAGATAATACTATCACTGCACATAGATCAAATGACGACCTCGAATTTGCCGCCAATGGATCAGGGTATGTGAACATCAACGGCGTCCTAAATCTGCCCAACTCAGATGGAAACACAGGACAACTAATACAGACAGACGGAAGCGGTCAATTGTCATGGGTGACTTCCGCTATCTTGTTCGGTGTGTCTAGCATTCAAGACGCTTCTAAAACAATTTCATTCACAGATATTACGGAAATAGATCATGTCACTGCTGTCGGAACGCACGACAGGATAGAATCTGGCACCGCAGTGCAGAACAAATTTGCGACCTCAAAATATGACAGTGCATGGTACCTGGCAGTCAACAGAGATGATGCCAGCGATGAGTTCGAAGTCACCAAACACTCCGTGGTGCATAACAACTCAAATGCTTTCATCACAAGCACTATAAATGCAAAGACAGGGACAAACAATCATGTCACGTCAACCGCTGACATTTCAAGTGGGTCTGTGAGATTGCTAGGCACAGGTAGTTCCCCAGAGAACTCAGTTGCATTCTACAGGATAGGACTGGGTGATGATGACTCCACAGGATATTCCGGTGAGGACGAGGCGGCCGTCGTGATCAACACAGACGTGGACAGTGCAAGTGAAGTGATTGACTCATGGGCACACGGATCATTCAGGGGAGCCAAGTATTACATCTCTGTGAACAACGCATCCAAAACAGAATTGAGTAACATAGAGTGTAACGTGGTACACAACGGAACAACTGCTTTCATATCAACATACAACATAGTTAACACAGGCAACAACGACCTTGTGACCTTGACTGCGGCCATAAACGGTAGTAACGTTGAGGTCAAGGCGGCCGGTCTTGAACCGAACCTAAGAGTACACGCATACAGAATCATACTGGCGGACAACGAGGCAGACAGGAGTTCAACAAACATCAACGTGATAGGAGATGTCACAGTTTCAAGTTCGACAACGACTCTGGACACTTTCAGCACTGGCACATACCAAGCGGCACACTACGTGATAGTTTCCCACAATGCTTCAGAAGGTCACTCAGCGATCTGTGAGGCGGCGGTGGTCAGTGATGGCACAAACGCATTCGTGCAACAGTACGGACTCACGTCAACGAAAGGCACAGATCAGATCATATTATCAGTCGGCCATGCAGGTAGCACCACAACACTGTCGGCAACTTCAACATCGGGTGGTTCTACAAAAGTAAACGCATACAGGGTAAACTTAACAAGGGGTCCGGGCACGTCCTCTGCCACGGCGACAATTGATTCAGTGAGTGCAACAGCGTTCAGATCTGCCAAATATAATGTGCAAGTGGTGGATACGGCGGGTGGAAACTTTGAATCCTTTGAGGCCAATGTGATGCACGATGGTTCCACAGCCTACATAAGCATATTCGGAGCAATAGGCACGTCAACTGGGTTGATCACCATGACAGCAGATATTGACAGCGGCAATTTACGACTCAGAGGCACAATAAATAACACTAACGATCACGTGGTCAAAGTAGTTAGAAGGGTTATCAACGTATAAACATGGCAAAACAGACACTTAACGTAGGAACAAACGCAAACGACGGAACAGGAGATAATCTACGTGCCGCGATGCAAAAAGTGAATGAAAATTTCACTGACTTGTATAGTGCTCCTGGTATAAGCACGGATACGCTTACATTCGCCGGCAACGAAATAACTGCCGTGAGGTCAAATGATGACATTGTTTTCAAACCAGCGGGCACTGGTGCAGTTTTATTCCCTGCCATCAGGATCAACGATAACAACATCGAGGGCACAAGATCAAACGAGGACATCAACCTTTTACCTAGCGGGACAGGTTCGGTGGTGTTTGGTGCCATATCAATATCAGGAACGACGTTAAGTTCCGCAGACTCGGCTACTATCAACATAAACGAAGGACTTGTAGTGGACGGAACACTGTCAGTATCCGGTGCAACAACATTTGCAGGTACCGTTTCAGCAGGTTCAGGAACCACGATCGGTAACCTAACACTTGCAGACGGATCTATCACAGACTCTAGTGGTGCCATCAGTTTCGGCAACGAAAACTTGTCCACAACAGGTACACTAGCGGCGGCCACAGGTTCAACCCTGGGCAATCTAACACTGGCCAATGGATCAATAACAGATTCATCTGGTGCCATAACTTTCAACGATGAGAATCTAAGTACAACAGGTACCATATCAGGAGCAACAGGATCTACACTGGGAAATCTAACACTGGCCAATGGATCTATCACTGACTCGAGTGGTGCAATTAGTTTCGGAAACGAGAATTTAACCACGACAGGTACACTGGCTGTTGGCAATGTTACACTTTCAAGTGGTTCCATTGTGGATTCATCAGGTGCAATAAGTTTTGGCAATGAAAATCTTACATCAACAGGTACAATCAACAGTGGCACAGGATCAACTATTGGTAACCTCACACTGGCCAATGGATCAATAACAGATTCATCAGGTGCAATTAGTTTTGGAAATGAGAACTTGACTACTTCGGGCTCTGTTACATCTGGAACTCTTACGTTGGCAGGTGCATCAATAACAGATTCGTCGGGTGAGATCGATTTCGGCAATGAGAACATCACCACTACAGGAACACTTGATGTGAGTGGACTCACAACACTTTCAACTTTGGCTGTCACAGGAACAACGAGCCTGGTGGGCACTACAACCATAGACAACATCATATTCAACGACAATATTATAGCAACAAGCTCAAACGCTGAC